TCGATATGGGACTGGAACGTTTTGGTGCTATGCTCAAATCCGAACTGGCTACTAAGTTTCCGAAGTACGAAGTATTAGTATGGGGAGACCCTGCTGGTATGCAAAGGGATCAGATCTATGAGGTAACATCCTTTGACCATCTAAAGTCAATAGGATTACTGGCACGACCAACAGCAAGTAACGACTTTCGAGTGAGACGTGAAGCTGGTGCTATGCCAATGAACCGCTTAATTGAAGGTAAACCTGGATTGCTTATTGACAAGAAATGTCAAAGACTACGCAAAGCATTAGCAGGTGGCTATCATTTTAAAAGGGTTCAAATATCTGGTGGAGAACGTTATCGTGATACACCAAACAAGAACGACCATTCTCACGTTGGTGATGCTTATATGTATCTGGTATTAGGGGGTGGTGAACATAAACAATTAACGAGGGGACATAATCCACAATTCAAACAATCAGTAGCGAATACGGATTTTGATATATTTGCATGACAAGTTCAGCCAAACGTAAAGGTACAAGAGTAGAAAATAAAATAGTAAAGATGTTCCAATCTATGGACATCAATGCCAGAAGGCAACCCTTATCAGGAGCAATAAAAGACTTTCCACATGATGTAGCGGTAGATTTAATCGGTGGATTGGTGTGCGAAGTAAAGGCACGAAAGAATGGGGGAGGGTTTGCAACCATAAAGAAGTGGAAAGGTTCTGCTGATTTGCTTATCCTAGTAGAAGATTATGACCAGCCAGGTGTGTATATGGACTGGGCATTGTGGAAAGAGATAGCAATGAGGCTGAAAGAACATGAATGAGCAGACACTAGAGTACTTATTCGGTACACCAGGTACTAATTTATCCGTTGTTCCATTCAAATCCTACCTACTAAACCTCATGGATCTCCATGAACACGACAAGAAACACCTAACAGAAATGCCAAACTATGCAGAGTTCTTAGACTTTGCCGCCCAAACTGGCTATGGATATACAGTATTAGATGGTGGAAAGCCTGTATTATGCTTTGGTGTAGCACCACAATGGTATGGTGTAGCCGAGTTATGGATGATACCTGATATGTATTTGGTTAGCAAACACAAGATTAAGTTCCATAAAGGGGCAAAAAAGTTCATGGACCTTATAATGGAGGAGTTGAATTTACACAGAATACATGTTACAGTTTTAGCTAGCAATATTCGAGCAATCAAATGGATTGAAAGTATATCTTTTAAAAGGGAAGGGGTGTTAAAAAAATATACCTTTGACCAAAAAGATATGATAATATATAGCAAGATACGAAAGGACTAGTAATATGGGTATGTTATTCTCTAAACCAAAGTATACTCCTCCACCAGAGTTAGAGGAAACAAAGAGAGCTGTTGCTGAGAGAGAGGCGTCTGCTGAAGCACAGGCTAAAAAAGAAACAGCCGCACTTGCCGCAAGACGTAAAACCATGACAAGAGATCCAAGAAGTCTACTAGGTTCAGGTGGATTACTGGGTATTCAAGAGACTGGTCCACAACCAACAGAGCAAGCATACAGAGATCCATTCCAAACAGGGAGATTTAGATAATGGGCGGTTCACCAAGAAGATCAAAGCCAGCTCCAAGAGTAGAAGAAGCTCCACCAGAAACAGCAAGACAAGAAGTGGCTAAGACTACTGCACCTTCTTTAACAAAAGATCCCAGTATTAAAAGAACAAGAAGCAGAACCCGTGGTGGACTAACATTAAGTTTTACAGCAGTTGATGATGAACAAGGTAATGCACGAGTATCAGGTAGCCTTGGTGGTGTCAGAAACCCATTGGGTGGAGATAGAAGATGACATATATTCGTAACCCTAAGTATAGAGACTTAGATCAATCACAAGTGGAGACAAACTAATGCCAGGACTTTATGATAATATAAATAAAAGAAAAAAAGCAGGAACTTCTCGTTCAAAGAAAAATTCTACCATTAGTAAAGAAGCCTACGATAATATGAAAAAAGGTTTCCCTAAGAAAAGAAAAAGAAAAGGTTTGATGGATTAATGCCATTTAGTTTTTTTAAAATGTCCGCTTCCCAGAAGCCTACTGGTGCATACAGTAGACCAAGAACTGGTAGTTCTTATACTTCAAGGAAAATTTATAAAACGGATGAAAAAGGTAGACGTGTAGTTGCAGGGACAACAGTTGGAACCTATGACAAAAGACAAGATAAGATAGTCTACAAGTATAGACCTGTAGTCGAAAGACCAAAGCCTACTATGTCTAATTTTTTAGCGTCTTTGTTCAAGCCAGCCATAGACAGAAAAATAGCTGGAAAGATTGCGGAAGAATCAAGAGCGATGGGCGGCAGGCTTGAAAAAGATGACACTGTAACTATACCATTTAAAGGCACGACACCACCGACAAGGGAAGAAATAAAAAAATACCAAGCATTATCAGATGAAGCTAGAAAAAAAGAAGAAAAGAAACCCTCTCGCTTTGGGGATCTGGGAATGCCAGAATTAAAACCATTCGCGTTTGACCAAGGCTTAATGGGATCTGGCACAGATATTAGCCAACAAATAGATAAGTTATTTAACCCTGGTAATTTAACGTTAAAAAATTTGAGGTTTAACAGTGGTCGCTAAAAAATATCAAAATCCAGAAGGTGGACTTAACGAAGCTGGCAGAAAATACTTTAAGAACAAAGAAGGTTCTAATCTAAAAGCTCCACAGAAGTCAGGTACAGATGGTAGACGTGTTAGCTTTGCGGCACGATTTGCTGGTATGAAGGGACCTATGAAAGATAGTAAGGGTAGACCGACAAGGCTTGCATTAGCACTCAAGGCTTGGGGATTTAGAAGCAAAGAAAGTGCTAGAAATTTTGCACAAAGGAATAAAAAATCATGATGAGACTAGATGCAAGACAAGTAATGGATAGATCTAAGAAAGCCTTTGGCAGAAAAGATCTATGGAGAACAGTATATGAGGATTGCTATAGATATGCTTTACCTCAAAGAAATTTATATGACGGATACTACGAAGGTCATGTACCAGGTCAGAATAAAATGAACATGGTATTTGACAGTACAGCTATTCATTCCACTCAAAGGTTCGCTAATCGAATCCAATCAGGCTTGTTCCCTCCCTACAAGAAGTGGTGCAGATTAGAACCTGGGGATGATATTCCACCAGAGAGAAGAGCAGAAGTACAACAAGCACTTGATATTTACCTCGACAAGATGTTTACAGTTCTTCGTCAGTCAAACTTTGATTTGGCTATCGGAGAGTTTCTGCTCGACCTCTGTGTAGGAACAGCGGTTATGTTAGTACAAGAAGGTGATGACATTAACCCAATTAAATTTACAGCAATACCACAATACCTAATAGCATTAGAAGAAGGTCCAAGTGGTACAGTTGATAATGTGTATCGTAAATACAAACTAAGAGTTGAGGCTATTCAAAGAGAGTTCCCTGATGCAGAGATGCCTTCATCATTATTAAAGTTGATGGAAAGCAAACCTCAAGAGCAAATAGAACTAACAGAAGCTGTGATATTAGATCCAGAAAGAAAAGACTTCTGCTATCATTTAGTCTATGAAAAAACAGGTGAAGAGTTAATCTACAGAAGAATGAATGAAACACCTTGGGTTGTATCACGTTATATGAAAGTAGCTGGTGAAGTATTTGGTAGAGGACCATTGGTAACTGCTATTCCAGATATTAAAACACTAAACAAAACATTAGAGCTACTGCTAAAGAATGCATCTATCGCTTGTGCTGGAGTATACACAGCGGCAGATGATGGTGTTATCAATCCATCAAACATCAGAATTACACCTGGTTCTATTATACCAGTTGCTAGGAATGGTGGACCACAAGGTGCATCACTAGCACCATTACCACGTTCTGGTGATTTTAATGTATCACAAATTGTTATTAACGATCTAAGAATGAATATTAAGAAAACATTGTTGGATGATACATTACCGCCTGATAATATGTCAGCTCGTTCTGCTACTGAGATTGTAGAAAGAATGAAAGAACTAGCACAGAATATGGGTTCTGCATTTGGTAGATTGATTACAGAAACAATGGTTCCTATTGTAACCAGAGTATTATCTATTATGGATAAGAAAGGATTAATACAATTACCATTGAGAGTTAATGGACTAGAAGTTAAGGTAGTACCAATCAGTCCACTAGCCAAAGCACAGAACTTAGAGGAGATAAATGAAATAATGCAGTTCGTACAAATCGCAGGTTCGTTAGGACCTGGTGGTATTGCAGAGATGAAGCCAGATCTTATTGCTACTTATATTGGTGATAAGTTAGGTATCCCATCATCACTGAGAACAACACCACAAGAAAAGCAGGCTATCATACAGCAAAGTATGCAGATGGCTATGCAAGGTCAGGGCATGGGACCACAAGGTCAGCCAAGTCCTGAAGGACCACCTATGGAAGAACCAGCAAGTGCAATGGCTGATGAGGTCAGTGCATGAGCAGAAATGGGTGGGATGGCATAGAGGTTTTAGACGAAACCCCTATGAACATACTAGATGACCAGTATTCTATTGATAAATCTTTTGCTAGAACATTTGAGACCGAACAAGGTCAAAAGGTTTTAGAGTTTCTCATTAGTAAAACGTTAGCACAGCCTACTTGGATTCCTGGTAGTGAAACAAGTTTTGGTTATGCACGAGAAGGTCAGAATAGTATAATTAGAGAAATTCAAATGAGAATAGCGAGGGCGAAAAAATGAATGACGAAAAAGAAATATTACAAGATGGTTTAATGGCAGATGCGGCACCTGTCTCAGAAGAGGAAAAAGAAATTGATCCTACTGAAGTAGAGATACCACATCTTGTAGAAGATCAACCTGATCCAGAGCCAGTAGCCAAAGAGGCATTGGTTAAACCAGAATACTTAGAGGATAAGTTCTGGGATGCAGAAGATGGAGTAAAGGTAGAAGATCTAAACAATTCTTATAAAGAACTGCAAAAACAATTCTCAATGGGTAAACACAAAGCACCAGCAGAATATGATTTATCTGCTTTTGATGGTATTGATGTTGATGAAGATCCATTGGCTAAAGAATTTGTTGATTGGGCAAACGAGAATAAACCAACACAAGAAGCGTTTGATAAACTTGTTGGTAAGTTCAGAGAGTTAGCCGAAGTTCAAGAACAAGCAAGTTCTATTAACATAGAAGAAGAAACAGCAAAGCTAGGACCTAACGCTCCACAGATTATCAATGGTATGAGACAGTGGGCACAAGGATTAGTAGCTAAAGGTGTTTGGTCAGAGGATGACTTTGAAGAATTTAAAGTTGCAGGTGCTACAGCTAATGGTATCAATATGATTAATAAACTAAGAAGATACTATGGTGAGCAACAAATACCGACAGCAACTGTAGATATGGATGGTATGCCAAGTAGAGATGAACTCTATGAGTTGGTAGCAAGTCCAGAATACAAGTCTGATCCTAACTTCAGAAGAAAAGTAGAGCAACAATTTGCTAGAGCATTTCCTGGAGTAGCGACCTCGACTGGCGATATTTAAATAGTTCTTGTATTTATTCTAAAAATATCTTATCCTATTAGCGAGATAACGAATGTTCTATTCGCCTCTGGCTGGTGTGGAAGTACATCATTTTTTAGCCGAGGTTTCCCTCGATAACTAAAGTAACTATAATATTAATTTGTGTTAAACAAGGAGTAAACTATGGCACAGTCAATTACTAATGCTTTCGTTACTTTGTTTGATGCCGAGGTTAAACAAGCATATCAAGCAGAATCAGTTCTACTTAATGCTGTTAGGCTAAGACAAGGTGTACAAGGCAACACTTACAAGTTTCCTAAACTTGGTAAAGGAAGTGCGACTGCTAGGATTCCACAAACAGATGTAACTCCATTAAACGTTACTTACTCACAAGTAACAGCAACAATGGAAGATTACAATGCGGCGGAATACTCAGACATTTTCCACCAAGCTAAGGTGAACTTCGACGAAAGGTCAGAACTAGTTCAAGTAGTTTCTAAAGCTATTGGACGTAGAATGGACCAATTAATTATTGATGCACTAGATGCAGAAGCATCTCCATCAACAGTAGCTAACACAGTTGTTACATCAGGAACAGCAACTGCTTCAAACCTAAACGTTGGTAAACTAATTGCCGCTAAAAAAGCATTAGACGCTAACAACGTTCCGTTTGATGACAGACACATTGTTATCCATGCTAACTCACTGGCTGGTCTACTAGGTGATGAAAGAGCTGTTTCAGGCGACTTCGCATCAATCAAGGCTCTTGTTTCAGGAGAAATCAATACATTCCTAGGTTTCAATTTCCATGTACTTGGAGATAGAGACGAAGGTGGTTTGTCTATTGATGGCTCAAGCGACAGGAAAGTTTTCGCATTCCATAGATCAGCTTTAGGTATGGCTGTTAATATGGCACAAAAAACTGAAATCAACTATATCCCAGAAAAAACTTCTTTCTTGGTTAATAGTATGTTCTCAGCTGGTGCTATTTCTATTGATGGCGAAGGCATTGTAGAAATCACTTGTAGAGAATCATAGGAGGATATTATGGCTTATAGTTCAACAAACTTACAACCGATAGGTGGTCAAGCTAAAGCTGGTAATGCTCCTCAAATGTGGGCATACACAGCTCCAGGCACAGATGCAATAGCTAATGTTATTGCTTCAGGTTACTTCAATGACGCTTCAGGCGTACTAAAAGTTGGAGACCTAATCTATGTTTGGGACAGCTCAGTACCAACAGGTAGCCTAGTGATTGTTATTTCTAACGCTTCTGGAGTAGTTGATACTACAGATGCTACAGCTCTAACAGTAACAGACGGCACATAATCAACCGAGGGGACTTCGGTCCCCTCAACTTTAAGAGGGCATAATGGCAAGTGGTGATTCAAATATTACAATCTGTAATCAAGCCTTGAATTTATTAGGTGCAGATGTTATATCTTCATTTTCAGACACAAGTAATGATGCCGCTACAGTATGCAACAATATCTACGACACAATCAAGAAACAAACATTATCATTGTACCCATGGTCATTCGCATTGACCAAAGTACAATTAGCAAGGTCCTCAACTACTCCCATTAACGAGTGGTCATATCAGTATGACTTACCTGCAACAGCAGTAAGTGGAACACCTTTGCAAGTTTACAATTCAAGTGCAACCAGAGTGTTGCCAATACAAAACTATGAATTACTCTATACAGCTAGTGGTCCAACCATAGCTACTAATGAATCCAGTATTTATATAGATTATATCACATCAGGTATATCAGAAGGTTTGATGCCTTCATACTTTGTTCAACTCTTAGTTTATATGATGGCTTGGCATTTAGCTGAACCTGTTACCGACCAAACAACCAAAGCAGATTATTGGAGAACAGTTGCTTTAGGTGGTATGGCAGAGAATGGTAGAGGTGGTTACTTCCGACAAGCTATGAATATAGATGGCAGAGGCAAACCTAATTACGCTATAGTAGATTTCCCATTAGCTGATGTAAGGTGATGCTATGAGCAGAGCTGTTACCATCCAAACAAATTTTACAACAGGTGAAGTTGATCCATTGCTAAGATCAAGGATTGATATTAACCAGTACACTAATGCACTAGATAAAGCACGGAATGTTTTAATACAGCCACAAGGTGGTTTAGAAAGACGACCAGGATTACAATACATAGATGAAATACCAAGTGCCGCTAGTCCACAAAATGGCACACGTCTTATATCTTTTGAATTTTCTACTACACAAAGTTATATGCTGTTGTTTGTTAATAACAGAATGTATGTGTATAAAGACAAAGCATTAGTAACAAATATTAATGGTAGTGGTAATGATTACCTTACAACAACCATAGGTTCTTCTTTGCTAGATACTATGGATCATTCACAGTCAGTAGATACATTAATTCTTACACATGAAGATATGACACCATTCAAAGTTGTTAGAGGTGCATCACATAGTACATGGACTATATCTGCTATCTCATTTGACTTTGTTCCACGTTACGCTTTTACTCCTACAGTTACAGCAGGAGCACACA